ATTTTAATCCGGCACCGCCAGGGATTAATTGGGCCATGGTATCTGGCGGTACTTTTTATTTCAAGGAACAGCAATGACAGACGAAACCAATCCCTGGGCTGACACCAGCCCCAACCAACCTGAACGGGCGGTGCCTCGCAAATCCACCCCCACCCGACCACAACCAGTAACTCAACTTGCATCCAGCAATGCTGAGTTTGACATCGAAGGTTTGATGACGGATTTCCCCACAGCCACCGAATTGGAACGCTTTGTGTTTGATCAAACTGGCGTGGTGCTGAACCTCAAAGGTCGTGCCAACAAACTCAAGTATCAAGTGGCCATGGATGTGCTCAATGGTTCACCAGTAGATCCCCGGTTCATTGGTGATGGCAATCCTTACCTGGACAAGACTGAAATGGTGCCAGAAGAGCCCATGAAGACCTTGCCACCCCGAGATGCCAGTATTCCTGACCGCAGTGAAACACAAAATGAATTTTTCACAGCTTTTGTGCCACACAGTGATGAGCAGTATAGAGCACAGGGTCGCAAGATGCATGTGAATTTTCGCAAGTATCGCAACGGTATGATCACATATGAAGTTTTAGGACCCATTGAACCCAAGCCACACGGTGAAAAGATTGACAAGTTTGGTCGAGTGCGTCCTGAAATCATCAAGTGGATAGATCCCAGAACTGGTGAGCAAATTGTTCAGCGTGAAGATGGCACTCTAACACCAGTGGGTCGACGCTTGCGAGCCATGATGCAGACTTTTAGATTCAACGATTCAAATCAATGGATCAAGTATGTGGATCGTGACTTTATCAGCCTAGACCAGCGAGCCGCTGAAAATCCCTGGGACTTGGAGTCATGACCTCAGATCACACCATGCGCAATGGCATGATACACAATGCCGTGGAAACACGGCGTGCTGATGACACCAAAATTCTTCAAAAAGTCAATGCCGCAAATCGTGAAGCGTTCTTGCAACGCTTTCCAGGACAGTTGGAACATCTCATGCGACTCACTGCCGAACGCCTGCAGTACTGTCTCAACAAGCCTGAACACATTGATTTGCAACACAGTGTGACCTGGCCAGCCTCACCTGCAGAACTGGCTGACCTAAGTCGTGCCTTGCGTGACCTAGAAGAAGTGCGCCGTAGCTGGCCCATTGCTGGAGATCGTTAAATGCTGGACCCAGCCGTGCTCATGCGGCGGGCTGTGCGACAGGTTTGTGATCAACACGACCTAACGCCTGAAGCCCTGCGACAGTTTGATCATGTCACGCAAGAACGCTTGCGTGACCTTGCCATTGCTGTGGCCGAAGACATGCAGTACAACCAGCTGAAATACTTTAGGCCATTTGAACACCAGAAAACATTCTTCAATACCATTAGTGACCGTAGAGGCATCTTGGCTGCCAACCGTATTGGTAAAACTGTGAGCACCTGTTACGAAACTGCCATGCACCTAACTGGGCAGTATCCCGAATGGTGGACTGGACACAGGTTTCGCAAACCCATCACTGTGATGGTGGCTGGTGAAGGTTGGAGTCAGGTGGCCTTGGTATTGCAACAAGAATTACTGGGCACACCTGATGTCAAACTGCGTGATGCCCTGGGCACAGGCGCTGTACCGCGTGATGCCATTGTGGTAGACACCATGCGGTCGGATGGTGCCAATGCCATTGGTGTAGAGATACGCCATGTCAGCGGTGGCAAGAGCTATTTGCTGTTTGCCAACTACACACAAGAAGTGAGACAACTGCAAGGTTTCAAATTGGACCTGGCTGTGTTTGACGAGCAGCCACCGGATGACTTCTTCTCAGAAATTGTAACTAGAACAGCCACCACACAGGGCATGATCCTATGCTCGTTTACACCGCTCAAAGGTCTAAATGGCCTGGTATCAAAATTTTGGAACCGTGAACAGGGTTACGACTATGTGCGTGTGGCCTGGTCAGATGTTCCTGAGTATGACCTATGGGGCGAACCATTCTTACTCAATCGAACGCGAGAACAGCTTAGTAGAGACTACTTGCCACATGAACGCGATGCCCGTATGCAAGGCAAGCCTGTCATGGGCAAAGGAGCTGTGTTTCAGATACAGCATTGGCCAACCTATCGGTCAGGTGATGTGGCGTTTCAAGAGATGCGAAATATCCAGCGTGTTATCGCTCTTGACCTGGGCCTAGTCAACGACAAAACAGTTATCTCACTAATGTACTGGGATCCATACGAGCGCACAGCATGGCTGCATCGACAAATTGTAGTGCAAGGCATAGAAGAAGCTGTGCCCACACAGTACATCAATCATTTACTGCGACCCGAAGTTTACGGCACTCCCATAGTGTTGCCAGCTGACGCCAATACTCAAGGGCGTTATACAATGTCAACAACATCGATCCGAGAACTCTTCGAACAATACGAACTCAATGTATATGAAAAAGCCATTATGAATCCGCCTGACCCACAAGGGCGTGTTACCAATCACAAAAGCTATGGCATAAACCAAATGCGTCAAATGCTGGAAGTTGGTAGCCTCATGGTCAACGAGAACTGTGTGGACTTCTTGCGCGAAGCACAAAACTACTATGTGGACACACAAGGTCGTTTCAGTGATCCAGACGACTGCATTGACTCAGCACGCTACGCATTGTTGGCCTGCCTGCAAGGCATTGCCGAACCTTGGGACAATCTCAGTCCACAACAGCGCATGCGGCGCCAGCGTGACTCATTGTATCGACCCAGAGATGATTCAGACAAGCCAGCCTGGAAGAAGGCTTTCAATCCAGCAGGATAACATAATAATAAATAATAGACTTGAAAGGAACAGCAATGACACCACTAAGAGCCGTGTACAACAATCTGGTAGCAGAACATGCGGCCAACACTCCCGGTGAAATGGTCACTGTATTCAGTGACAAAGGCACCATGCACTCATACATTGAGTATTACGAACGGCATTTTGAACCACACCGTGCGCTGGCCAGTATCCTGGAGATTGGTGTAATGACCGGCGGCTCAATGCTGTTGTGGCAACACTACTTTGATTCTGTGACTCTGACTGGTGTTGACCTACGCCAGGGTTTCAACCAGGCCCGACCATTCCAAGACCAATTGAAATCGGTTACATGGCACTGGGGCATTGATTCAACTGACGCCCAGCATGTGCCAGACCTCGAGCAGTATCAGTTTGTCATTGACGATGGGGCACATGATGTAGAATCGCAAATGGCCACATTTCAAAATTACTGGCAGTTTGTGCAGCCAGGCGGCACATACTTCATTGAAGACATTGAAGACGATGCCAACACTGATGTGCTACGCCGGTTCATTGCGGATTGGGTCACGGAGCCACACACTGTGGATTACTATCGCGGATTTGCTCACCGCGCAGATGATAGAATCATAGCAATTACAAAGGAACAGAAATGAAAAATTATGTAGTATGGACCAACTGCCAAATCCTGGAAACCACAGGACAGTTTGGTATTGAATCAGCAGGCACACCCCAAGTGCGAGCCAGCTATCAACGGATGTTTGAAGCATCAATGGCCAGTGCAAAGAAAAACCTACGCGGCAAATGGGAAGGCATTGTGTTTGATGACATGGCCACAAGCAGAGTAGACATGTTCAAGCGCAATTGGGAAAAGATCCATGCACTGTGGCACCGTGAACCTTGCAACATCTTGTACTTGGATAGTGATACATTAATCCTAAAACCTGTAGAAATCTTTGGACGCTGGCCTGAGTTCCGTCTTTTCAACTGGACCACACCTCCCAAGCACGAACAGTTTGAACATTACTTCAATGCCGCTGTGCGTTACTATCCTGCACACATGAGCGCAGAAACATGGCGGATTGGTGAAGACATTGCTGACAACTGGAACTTGGCGATCTGGGATCAAGAACAAGTGATCTTCAACAAAATGTTTTGGAGTCAAGGTATTTCCTGGGAAGATGCACACCATCCTGAATTGAACTGGCAAGCAGAGTCAGGACGCACCTTGCCTGAACTTGGTCAACATGGTCCTTTCAATACCTTGCCTATCTCACATGCCAGGATCATTCATTACCATGGCACACGCGGACACAATCGCGGTGAGTTTCTGGCTGAGATGCTGGCCGATGCCGCAGGAATAGATTTACATGCAGAATCCCTTGGTTCAGCGGGGTGAGTTTCTTGTGAGCCTGGGCAACACAGTGACCACGCTGTGTCCCGAACACACACAGCATTTTGCCATCACGGCCATGCTGTTGGAACAACAGATCACAGTGTATGAACTGGATCCAGATGAGCCTTACATAGCATGCCAAACCTGTTTTATGTTGCATCAAGCTGGCCTGGACGAAAATCAAACACATTAACCAGTGTTTTGTACCATCCGCTAAATAACATATCCTAGGAACTCACAATGCTAGACATTAAAAATATTCCCCTTTCTGACATCAATCAAAATCGCAAGATCAACGCAAACTTTGTGCGTATGAAGAACTTGATGGATGTCAAAATGGCTTCTTACCTGCGCTATCTTGGCACCAAAAATGCTGTAAATCGTGCCAGTGATTACCACTACCTGTGCCTGGCAGTTACTGATTCAACAGCTCCTGTAAACGGCATTGACTACATTCACCCCAGTGTGAAACCTGTGGTAGACTATGCCACTGCTGTGATTGCCAAGGGTCTTGCGCCCAATGGTGAAATCAACTTTGAATTTGTTGCTGATGGTGAAAGCGATGAACTGGCCGCACGCCAGGCCACCAACATGGTATCGGAAGTCATTAACGAACAAAATGATCCGCATTTTATCCTAGAGCGTTGGATCATGGACGCCAACATGCACAAAAACGGCATGATGATGATCAAACCTGTGCGTGAACCCATCACACGCTATGTGGAAACACAGGGCACTGCGGATCAATTACAGGCATTTGAACAGCAGGCTGCAGAGTCTGGACTCACAGCTATTCGCCAAAGTCGCAAACGCACCAATGTAGACATGCCCAATGTCATAGCCGAAGTGCAACAGCTCATGGGACAACTGGATCAGTCTCAGGCTGAAAACATGATTGATACATTTATTTCTGGCATGGGCACGCCCCTGGATGAAATTGAAGCTGGTGAAAGCATGCAACAACAACAGGTTCAGGGCTTAGATGACCGTGAAACTATTTTGCAAGATGCAGTGGCTCGCAACACAATTTACGCAGCCAAATACAAACTCACAGGCTATAATCTACGCATCAAGTTTCATCCCATTGCACAACACTATTGGATCTGTGATCCCACAGTGGCCGAAATGCGTGATCAGCCATTTTGTGGCTACTATGATCCCATGACCATTCAAGAAGCCACAGAGCTGTATCCTGGTATTGACTTGCATGCATTTGAACGCTTTGCTGAGTACAACATGAATGGAGCCTATCAGGCTGGTTCAGTGCTGAACAACCTGGCCATTCATGCTCGAGATTCGGTGCCTGTGATGGGTATTCCTGTGGATTCAGCTTCATCTGCAGATCCAGATTCACGCCAGGTCAGTATTGTCACAGTATGGAACAAGTATGACATTGACGGAGACGGTGAACTGGAACTGGTAGAAATGATATATTCAGGCAGCTACATCATAAGTGCCAGAGAAGTAGAGTTTATTCCTGTGGCCAACATGTGTCCCAAGCCATTGCCAGGCAACTTCTATGGTATGAGTATTGCTGAGTCGGTGATTCCCATGCAGGAATACAACACATCGGCAGCTCGTGCAGAAATACAGCTGGGCCTGCTCACAGCCACGCCCAGAATTGGTGTCAAACCTGACAGAGTGGATTTTGAAATGATGCAGGATGGCGAAAGTGCCATTTTTATTCTTGACTCTAAATTTGATCCAGCAAAAGATATCTACCAAATGCCACCTCCCAGTGGTAATCTCCAGTTCCTGGAAGTGGCCATGAATCGTATTCAGCAAGACACCATGGCCATGGTAGGCATGACCACGCCACAAGATGTGTTCAATCCCGAAGTCATGGCACCCGGCAACAGCGGCATCAAACTTCAGATGGCTCTAACACCCAATCAGATCATTCAAGACAACACCGTGCGCAATGCGGCTGATGGCTTGAAGGAAGCCATCTGGTTGGTCTGGCGTACCCTAATTCAGTATGGTGATGATTACGGAGTTAAAAAACTAGCGGCCAAATATCATCCCGACTCACGACCCGAATTCATGGACTACCAGGCCTGGGATGACATGAACTTCTGTGATCGCAAACACATGCATATTGACCTGGCTTTGGGCATGATGAGTCAGGAAAACGCCATAGGGCGTTTGCAGATTATCCAAAAATGTCAGACCGATCTCTACACCATGACACAGGGCATGGTTGCGCAAGGCACACTCACACCAGAAATCTATCAGAAAATCAAGAAACCTTTTGCTGATACATTGTATGTGTTGGGCGTTAAAGAAGCTGACACTTATTTGCCAAGCGATGAAGAAGTGTTGCAAATGATCCAGCAAGGCCAGCAAGCAAGCCAAACAAGAGAGCCGTCACCAGAAGACAAGCAACGACTCAGCAGTGCAGAACTCAATACAACCAAAGCCGCACAGATTCGAGCAGAAATGCAAGGCATTGACGCAGAGTCACAACTGGATTACATGGCCATGGCCTCAGGCAATCCCAAAGTCTATAGTTAAGCACAGTCTAGAAAAGGAACAGCAATGATCAGCGACGACGCAGTAGAGGCCTATAACACACGCCTCACCATTGACACATCAAACATCAAACGACTCACGCCAGCACAGCGTGACTCAGTCAAGCACTACGGTTCACAAGCAGAAAGCCTGCTGAAAAATCGCGACCTGGCCATGTTCATACATCACTACAAGTTTGAAGTCACAGATGCCTTGGCAAACTTGACTGGGCACAGTGATTCAGACAATGCCACGAGAATCGCATTGGCCAACAACCTGAGTGGCATTGATGGCTTTGTGACAAGTTTAAAACGAGCTATCTATCAACGAAACAAAATTGTTCAGTTTGAACAAACTCCTGTTCAATAATCCTGCATTTTTGATCTCATTTACTAAATAACAGCACACAGGGTAACCGCAAGGCCCCAGTTTTACAATTTAGGAAACGATATGATGACAACGATCACGCCTAATGCCCCCGAGGGCACGGCCAATGATACAAACGCTGTTCCCAGCATGGATTCAATAGCAGAGAAAATGGCCGCAATGCGTAACCAGGTTCAAGCTACCAGGCAAACAGCAACAGGTACTGTGGAGAGTGAGGCAGAAGCCACAAGCCCTGTGACCCCAGAAGGGTTAGAAGATGAAACCGACTCGGTATCAGATGAGCCAGCAGGCACTGACGAGGAAGTCGCCCAGCAGGATGCTGTAAGCGAACCAGAAGCAGATAGTACCAGCGAAGAATTAATTGATTTTATTGAATTTGCGGACACAAATCCCAATGCCAAATTCAAGTTTACTAGAAATGGTAAAGAAATCATTATCGACGCCAAGAAAGCCGCAGCCATTCTAGGTCAAGGAGGTGCCATACACGAAGAAGCACGCCAACTCAAGGTCGAGCGAAGCGAGTTTGACGAATATGTCAAAGAAACGCGGGCACGCCAAGAAGGCTTGACTCTTGCCATGGAGTTTACGGTGCAGCCGCAATTGCAACGAGCGTATGATGAGATTGTGAAAACACAAAATTATCAGACAACTTTCCAACAGCAGTTGGCTAGAACACAGGATCCTGCTCAACGAGCCAGAATCACTGCTAGCATGCAACAGAATGAGCAATACATTCGACAGCAACAACAGACTATTGGACAACTGAAACCAGCAGTGGATCAGTTTAGAGAAGTCCGCCGACAGCAGGTGCAGGAAGTATTGGAAACCAATCGTCGCGCATTCAAAGACAAAGAGTTAAAAAACGAATATGTCTATAATGAACTACGCGACAAGGTTACCCGACTGTGGCCCGAAGCCCGTGCAGAGATCATACCTGGCATACCCAACATTGATTTGATTTCGTCAGATGAAAACCTGCTAGCCCTGGTGCGAGATGGATTGAAATATCGATCCAAACCCAGTACCAAGCAAGCTGGATCTAGCATAGCCGCATTGACCAGTCGCAGAGGTAACACTCCTGGTGGTCGCAACAGCGATGGCGAAATGGCCAAACTTCGTGAAGCAGCCAAGGCCGGCGATAAAAAAGCCGGTGACAACTTGTTGATGCAACGACTGTCACAAATTCGTAGCTCAAGAAGTGGTAGATAAAATTAGCCTAAATAATATTCAAGGAGAATAACATGGCAGAAATTACAACCAGTCAAATTGGTAATGGTACAACCGCATATGGCGCGGACATCGTTGTCAAAGACTTGGACCTAGATGTGTCCAACCGTATCAAAGATGATACTCCAGTGCTCAACATGTGTATGAGCAAAAAGCGCAAAGTGAACTCAACTCTACCTTTGTGGACTGATGACATTTACCGCTTGCCTGCCGCACAAGCCGTGCAAGAAGGTGCAGCCGTTTCTACTGCCAACGCAGAAAGCAACAGCCGCTACAACCTGGGCAACTACACCCAGATCTTCCAGACCACAATTGCGGCTTCAGGCACTGCTCGTGCTGTGATGCAGGCTGGTGGCGATCCACAGGCCTATCAAGAAGTCAAGCAATTGATCGAATTGATGTTTGATGTGGAACAACAATTGGTTCGCGCTGACCAAATTGGTACACAGTATGCAAGTCAATCTGGTACAGCTATCACCAACCCTGGCACCAGCCAAACAGGTGGTCGTCGTATGGGTAGCTTGAACTCATTTGCAGGCACACACAGCTTCAACCCCAGTGGTAACGCTGCCGCAAATATCACCACAAATACCAACAACGCCAGCACTGACAGCAGTTCTGCCAATGTGGGTAATTTGAACATTCAAGCCAATGGCACACAGTTTTACACTGGCACATTTACCAACCAAGTGTTCCAACCTGTGATCTACAAGCAATTGGTCACCACTGCTGAACAGCGTTACAATGCCAAGATTCGTACCATGGTTGTTCCAACCAGCTTGCGTACCATGATCTCGGACAACATTGTGAACTCTAACACCAGCATCAACCGTCGTAATGTGGAGCGTGGCGACACAATCCAAACTTACGAAGGTGACTTCAACTACACCTACGAAATCTATGATTCTTGGATCATGGACCAGAGCGGTGTCAGTGACCAGATCTACTTCTTGAACGAAGATGTTGTTCAGTGGGGTAGCCTGCGTGATCTTGGACCCAACAACGAAGTGTTCTCAAATGCTGACGCAAGTTTGGACCAGTTCTTGATGGAAGGTACATTGATTGTTCGCAACCCTGCAGGTGTGGGTGTATTGCACAACATCAGCACCACTGGTGCCGCTGTCAGTGCTCCACGCACCAGCACATTTGTACAGCGTGTGAACTCTGGCGCTGGTTCTACTTACGTGTAATTGTAAGACAATTGGCAAAACAGAAAAGGAGCTTCGGCTCCTTTTCTCGTGGAGTTGTTAGCGTATTTGTGGGTTACGCTAAATATCACTATGACCCAAGATATCAACCAACCTGAGTACCTATCTGATGAAGATCCAGAACGCAATTACAATTACTTGCGTCAAGATCATGGTGGTGTTGTAACAAATCACAATGGTGTTGCTGATCAACTGCTGAAAAATGATGACCTTTATCGCCGCATGAAAGGTGATTGGAGCCGCACAGATTGGAACGCCAGTCACAACATTCGCACCACAACTGGTCGTGAAGATGGCAAGTTTTACATCCGGCGTGAGCAAATGAATGCAGACGCAGTCGCTGAGCGATGCCGACTGTATCGTGAAGCCGCAGAAGCTGGGCACCCGGATCCTTTGGCACCCATAATGCCCGATGGCCGACTGGGCTACAAATGGATGGACTTGCCCAATGTTGTGTCAATCCGCATCAGTGATCAATATTTTGGCGGCATGCCCTGGGCAGCTATCAAACATGATCGCACACTCAAAGCACAGTTCTATCGTGTGGTTCAACAAGAGTATCCACAGTATGTTTGTTATCCCGGCGGTCGACTGCCCATCCCTGTAGATGTGCCGTATCCAGCACAAGTTGGACAACAAAAGTTTTTCAAGGGACACTAAAATATGTCATTTCAAATTCCCACAGCCGACGCCTTGGTTGATTACCTTAAAGATTTTACAGGTTCAACCAATGATACCGAAATCAAGCAGTGTATTTTTTTAGCCGAACTCAGTATGCGCAACATTGAGTTGCCAGCTTTGCGCAGTGATCCCTATGCCGCAGAAAACATTGGTGTTGCTGATTCACAAGGTCGCATTCCAATTCCTGCAGACATGAACAAGCCCATATTGTTCTTCAAGCAAGGCAATCCTGGTGGACAAAGCTCCAGCCCCACAGGACCTTGGATTGTGTATGACCGTATTGGTGACAGAGACATTATCACACAGGGCATGATTGCTCAATTATATCTGAGTCCTGTGAATGTGCCAGCTGTGATTCGCGGCAAGTTTTCAGAAGTGTATAATGAATATCAGTTTTTGCCTTACATTGGTGAAGGTGCTGAAATAAACCTGTACTACTACAAGGCCTGGCCCTTGTTGTTTGCACCCATTGATGATGAGATCATTTCAACCACAGGCACTGTGGGATCAATCACAGGCGCAGGACCCTGGACTGCCACCATTACAGGCATGAGCACCACAACTGGCCTAGAAGTTGGTGACGAAATCACAGCCACAGCTGGCACAGGTAGCCTGGGCGGCGGCTCTGGCACTCGCATTGTGACCAGCATTGTGAACAACACATCAATCACATTTACCAGCACTGGTGGCACAACACCCACAGCAGGCACTGTGACTGCAATCACGGTGACCAATCGCACAGTGCAAAGCAATGCAGTGCTACAGACCTGGGCCGAAGGCTATGTGTATGGCAGTTTGCGTGAATACTACATCAAACGACACAATGATCAGGATGCGGCTGTGTTCAGTGCCAAATTTGATTCAGCGTACAATGTGGTAGAAGATCAGAACAATCTTGGCAAGTGGTCAGGCGGACACACAAGACTTACATCAGTATGGCAGCCACGCCAATATCGCCAGTACAACATCAAATAAGGATTCTGAAGATGACTTCAACATCAAGTAAAAATTTTACTGGTCTATATCAAAGCGGAGCGGCAACTGTAAATCCCAATGCGGCCTACGGCAATGCCAATGTGGTAAGTTTGCTGGCTGCTGGCACAGATGGTGCCAACACAGTGACCAATATTTCAGCCACAGGCAATGTCACAGCAGCCAATTTTATAGGTAACCTAGTGGGTAATATCACAGGCAACATTGTGGTCACCGGCAGCAACACTGAAGTGTTGTTTAACAACAACGGTAACATTGGTGCTGTTCCAGATTTTACCTGGAACAGTGCTACCAATACCCTGGGTGTAACTGGTGCTGTCACTGCCACTGGCAATGTCACAGCCAATTACTTTGTTGGTAATGGTTCATTGCTCACAGGCATTGCAACCAGCAGTTATGGCAACGCCAATGTGGCCACATATCTAGCCAGTGGTACCTTGGCCAGCAACATTGTTACTTCGGCCAATATTTCTGGCAGCTACATCCTGGGCAATGGTTCACAGCTTACTGGTTTGCCTGCAACATACGGCAATGCCAATGTCACAACACTGTTGGCTGGCTTTGGATCAAATTCAATTAGCACCACAGGCAATGTCACAGCCAGTTATTTTGCTGGTGACGGTTCACAGCTTTCAAACATCAATGCTGGCAACATCACGGGCTCATATGGCAATGCCAATGTGGCCAACTTCCTGGCCAACTATGGATCCAATATCATTAGCTCAACAGGCAATGTCACAGCAGGCAATGTCATTGCTCCCACTGTGTACACCAGCAACATCACAGGTGCCGCAGGCCAAACAGTCACCATCACAGCCGAGGGCACCAACGACATTCATCTTGACGCTGATTCAGTGCGTGTTGGTGACAACAACTCAGATGCAACCATTACTACACATGGCACTGGTGATTTGATCTTACGCACCAATGAAGGTGCTGCCAACCAAGGCAACATTAGAATTTACGATGGTGCCAATGGCAACATTGATATCAATCCCAATGGTTCTGGCACAGTAAACATCATCGGAACTGGTGGTGTAAAGGTATCAGATGGCGTCAGCGCCACAGGTAATATCACAGGCAGCTATTTCCTAGGTAACGGATCACAATTAACAGGTTTACCAGCCGCTTATGGCAACGCCGATGTGGCCACATTCCTTGCCAATTTTGGTAGCAATACCATTTCAACAACCGGCAATATCACAGGCGGAAACTTTATAGGTTCTGGTGCCGCATTGAGCTCAATCACAGGTGCCAATGTCACAGGCACAGTGGCCAATGCAACCTATGCACTCAACGCCAATGCCGCAACTTTTGCAGGCACAGTCACCACAGCCGCACAGCCCAACATAACTTCAGTGGGCACCTTGAGCAGTCTAACTGTTACAGCCAATATCACAGGTGGTAATCTCAACACCAGTGGACAAGTATCAGCCACAGGCAACATTAGAGGAAATTACTATTTTGGTAATGGTAGTCAACTCACTGGTATCACAGCCACAATTGGACCAACAATCAGTGTCACTGGTAACATAACCGGTGGTAATTTGATCAGCAATGGTATACTCAGTACTGCAGGCAATGCCATTGTCAATGGCAATTTAGATGTTGGTGGTAAAATATCAGTGGCTGGCCCCATTGAAGCATTTGGTAGTCAACTCACTGCAGGTAATATCTACGGTGAAAATATCTATGCTGGTGGTGCTGGCGGTAATATCAGTGCCTCAGGCAATGTAACCATTGGCAGAGATTTATTTGGTAACACGGCTAATTTTACTCAGGGAGTGGGTGCCAACACTTTATATGCTACCAGTCGAATTGACACAGGGGGATTAATCAGCGCCATTGGCAATATCACCGGCAGCTATTTCTTTGGTAACGGATCACAGCTAACAGGTATTACCACAGCAGTTGGTGGACCCAACACTGCTGTACAGTTCAATAATGCTGGTGTGTTAGGTGGCAGTACCAAATTTGCATATGATTCAACTTTCAACATCTTGGCTGCTGGTAATATCGCTCTTGGTGATCCTACCGGGGCTGACACATATTCTGTGATCAGGGGTCAGCTTTATGATTCAAATGTAACACCCAATCCTGGTCGTATCGCTGTGGGTCCTGGTTACGACAACAACTATACCAATACCTATGATCCTTTGAGTATCAATCGTGGTTCACAATTGGCTGTGATGGGCAAATACAATGTGGCCAACACCAACACCAACCAGTCAGCTCGTATCCTAAGTTCAACAGCGTATTTTGATCTAAGAGGTGGCACTTTAAACAATGCAAACCGACGCTTAAACGCAGGCGGATTTGCCATTAACATTGCCAATGGTACTGCTACACTGACCACTGGGCAGTCAATGACTTCATTTGCTGGCACTACCACTGCAATGTCAGTGGGAAATGTGGGTGGTCTAGGCCTGGGCAACGCCACAGTGAGTCATGCAGTTGGTCACTATGCTGGTATCAGCGTGCAGGGTGGTGGATCAGTTGGCAATGCTATTGGTGTGCTGTCAAATCCTGGTGTGTTTGCCGCAACAGGCAATATCACTAACTACATTGGTTATGGTATCAACCAGTCTGGTACAACGGGAATGGCCACACCCTTTCGTGTGTTTGGTGTTTACAATCCAGACCACATTGGATCATTTGGTTTTAGCAACAGCAACACGGCTCGAGCAGCCACAAACTACTACTTCTTGTACAACGAAGACAATGTGGCTAGAAGCCGCATGGGCAGTTTGGAAACTTACACTGAGTTTGCTAATCAAGCAGCCACATCAAGTGGCACAATTGATGTAAACAAAAATGCTGGTCAGGTACAACAATGGAATCTAACAGGAAATGCCACACTGACTGTGAGCAACTTTGTTACCTCAGCCAGTGACAGCGTCAATACTGACTATCAGTCAGACACTGTGACAGTGATCATCAATCAAGGGTCAACAGGCGGATATGGTGTAACATTTCCCACACCAAGTTCGGTGTACAAGTATGCTGGCAATGTGACCACACTACAGAGCACAGCCGCTAATTCAGTCACAATGGTATCAATCACTGCTGTTTACATGAACAGTCAAACAACTTACTTGTTTACAATTTCACCAGGATTTGTCTAATGCTAGGAGCCGCAAGAACAGCACAAATAGCAGGGTGGCAGTCATACACGCCACCACCACCAGCCAATGCACGCCGCACAGGCACAGCGTCAACTAACGCTAGCTTGACCTGGACTGCAAACAATACCACAACTACCAGTACCACTCAAAAAAAGTTTGGCACTGCCAGTGAGCGTTTGGCGGCCACCAATGATGACATTTCCAGTGCGTCAACCACAATTGGCGGCATGGGTACCACAGACTTTACTATTGAATGTTTTATCTATCTTGACAGCCTAAGCAATCACAGTGCAAGTTGCGATGTGTATAGTCATGACACCAGCTTTGGTTTTGGTTTCCGTCTTGCTCAACAATACAACACCAATGGATTGAGTTCGGGCTCACCGCAATACCTAAACATCTTTGCACGCCAACAAGCAGACTTGGATTACTGGGACTTGGGTTCTAGTTGGCCCACAGGCTCATGGAACTTCCTGGTGATTCAACGCAAATCGGGTAGTTTTGCTGCCTGGTTAAATGGTACATTGTTATCCAAATCCAATGCCAGCTCTAGCTACAACTTTGACACAGGCAGTGCTACATTGAGAATTGGTACTGCTGATGGCAGCAACGGTCTTGGACCCAGCTCCAGCTATGCTTACATTGACGAGTTTTGTATTAGTAACACCTATCGTTATACAGATGACACAGCGTCAATACCAGTGCCCACAGCGGCATTCACTGTAGACAGTTACACTGTGCAGTTGTTGCACATGGATGGCTCAAACGGTGGTACTACATTTACCAACGCAACCAGTTAAGGAAAGCAAATGTTTTATAGAATCAATGTTGGAACTGAGCAAGGCGAAGCACGCGGTTATCAATGGCGTGAATTGGACCAGGCAACATTTGTGTCAATTGTTACAGGCGCACGCCCCCTGGGAGATCAAGACGCTCAGACCAGAGACTCAACTCAAGTCAGAGCTGATGCCTACAACAGACCCATGCACTATCTTGGTATATGGCACAATGGTTGGCAAACTGATTTATCACCGGCCGAAGCTGAAGCTCTGTATGTCGTGGCCGCACATGAACGAGCAGGAGCATAACGCATGGCACAATTTAAAAGTCAATATGAAGAAGTAAGAATTCCATTTGCCAAAATGACATTCACGCCAGATGTGCCCAGCACAGCCCTGGCACCCAATGAATACAACGATGGACAAAATGTGGAAACTGATGTTCGAGGCATTAGATCAGTAGCAGGCGATCAAGCCATACTATCAACCATACCCGGCACCCCCACTTTTGTCACTGGTGGATTTAGAAACAATGGCACCACTTTTTGGTTCATTGTGGCCACCACAGAAGGTTATTGGTGGGCCAGCGATGGATCAGATGATTACTGGCACAATATCAATCCAGATCCCACCACACCATTCGCAGGCTACAATCAAGCCACCAACATCACTGAAGCCTGGAACGGCACTGTGGTATTTTTCAATGACAGTTTGAATCCACCAATGTTTTTGCCTGATACGCCAGGTGATCCCAGACTGGTGCCTTATTCAAACACATTGCCCATTGACATTGGCAGCATTGCCTATGATTCACCTACCACACAACAGTTGACCTTTGCCACTGCACAGGCCACTGCACCATATTCACCTGGCGATCAAATTGAAATATCTGGCATAGGAACCTACTATAATGGAAGCTTTGTTGTGGTCACTTGCACTACCACTGATCTTGTGTATTTGGCTTCACCAGGTGCTGCCTATCCTGGGGGAGGCTCAGTGGCTCCGGCCTATAATTGGAATGTGAACTCAAATTGGAAAGGGTACTATGCCAATTTCATGCGACTGTTCAGCACGCCCAATGTGGGCTCAATTCTCATTGCTGGCAACCTCACAGCCACCAACCAAGACGATTCTATACAAAATTTTGCAGTCACAGTGCAGTGGTCGCAGGCATTTGGTTTGAATCAAGCGCCGCGAACCTGGGCACCCACTGTGACCAATGTTGCCAACCAGTTGGAAGTGCCCCTGCGCGGCCCTGCCCTGGATGGTTTTCCCTGCAATGGTCAGTTTTTCCTGTGCAGTTACTGGGACACTGTGGTGTTTTCGCCCTTGAACTATTCAACAACATCAGCGCCTATTCTAGGCGTGCGATTGTTCAATCAGGGTCGTGGCCTGTTGAGCAGCAACTGCTGGGCCAACACTGACAAGCTGGTGTATGGCGTAGATGCCAGAGACATCTGGGTGTTTGATGGCAATGAATTCACTGGCATTGGCAATCAGCGAGTAAAAAACTGGTTCTATGATCAACTGGATCCGCAGTATTATGACCGTGTGTTCATGGAAGTCAACAGCCAAAAGAATCAGATTGAAATATACTATCCAGATGGAGATGCCACGAACGGTGTGCCCAACAAGATGTTGAGCTACAGATATGACCTGGACTGCTGGAACGCACCGCGTGAAGTGAGTTCAGCTACATTTGCATGTGAAAGCCCAATTTGGTTGGAAATTCAAGATTCCAGCTTGCCCAACTGGACCAAAAATCTTGGTAGTCGTACAGTGGTGTATGCACAGGGCGTAGAAGATTCACAGCTGGTACAAAAGGATCAGGGCTTTGCTTGGTTGGACGATTCACCAATTGAATCTGTGTTCCGCAGAGACAACATCAAGCTGATCAAAGACTATTCAGGCAAGCTCATGGTACATCGTATATTACCAGAAGTGGTAAACCTGGGTGCGTATCCAGATTCTACAGGCGATGAATTGCCAATCTATCCTGCACCAGGCAATATCACAGTAACCATAGCTGGTGCCAATTCAGTGGGCAGCGAACCCACTGCAAAAACACCTGTGACTCTAGCAGTGGATGCCAATGGCAATGCTGGCAACAATCCCTGGGCACAGATCAATCAAAATGCATTTCGTGTTAATTCAATTGAATTATCAAACACCAGCAATGCAGATGTTTGGATGTGTTCGGCCACTACCTGGCAAATCACACAAGTTGAGGATGATCGTTAATGACTTATCCATTAGAAAATCTCAACAGTTCTCAGGCCTTGGATGGACTTAACTATGTGCTCAGCGGACCCAGCGGTTTGGGTCAAGATTTTCAAGGTTTTCAAAGTTATGCGCCGGCCTGGTTAACCACCAATTTTCGAACACCTTACTCAGCACCAGGACTGATACGCCTTGCCGAAGGTGTGTCTGGCCAAAGCACATTGACTATTACCAATGGAGTGCAGGGCATTGTGGTAGGCATGACAGTGACTGGTCCAGGCATAGGGGCTGCTGCCACAGTCACTGCCATTGCAGACAATGTACTCACGCTGAGTGCGGCCAACACAGCTGACTTATATGATTTTTATGTGACTTTTGCACCTGCTGTAATTCCCCGAGTGTATGTGGCTCCTATTGCTCTGGGTCCCAGTGCATGGTTAGATCCTTATACCTGGCGACATGAATTTTTAGTGCCAGAAACTGCTCCACCATTTGTGCCAGGCAACAATATCACTGTAAGTGGAGTAACTCCCAGTGATTATGATGGTGGTTACACACCCATTGGTGTAGTTGAGTGCACCACTGATTATGTAATTGCTCGCACTCGCAGTGCGTTTCCTGATCCTGGTCCTGGCAGCGGCGGCACTGTTGAATTATACAACACTACTCAGTATCCCAGTGAATTTGTGCTCAGCACAGACTGTAACCTCAAAGTCACGGTCACTGGTCCCACTGACCGCGTGTTTATCACTGCTCAATTGTTGAATACATTGTCATACACTGCCACTACCAGCAGTGATCTATTGTACATTGTCAGCATCAACAGATATGCTGGTTCTCCCAATTCTGATCCTGTGAATCCAGGTTTCTTTTTTGAGTTTGAAGAACGCATCACAGAAAGACAATACACATTCACAGGCCTCACAGGCACTGGCACACTGTCACCTGTGGAAACCATATTCAGCACATTTGTAGACACAGGCATTGATGCTGGTTACTATTGGTACATCCTTGATGTTAGTTTTCAAAAGCTCACAGGCGACATTGAAGTCACAGAAAGTGAACTGGGATTGAGAAGCATGACAACTCAGGTGGTTAAACAATAACAGCTGGTAATGACCACATTAAATTGGGTATGGCTAAATATTAAGAATGGAAATAACAATGGCAGAAACAGTAGATTACAACATTGACGAGGCCGAGCAACAGGAGATCATGGATATCCTTACTCGGTACTGGACCAAAGAAACTGGCAGTGCCGAAAAAGCACAAATGATGTTGCAGAAATTGGCGTCACTGTTGAGTCAAGATGGTGCCAATCTCATACACATTGGCAACACTGTGTTTTTGATGATTGTCACAGGCAAAGGTGAAGTTGAAATACACACCATGACTGCCGATGAAGATTCTGTGAGTCTAGCCAACTCGTTTCGTGAACTGGCAAAAACACTCAAGGGTCTAGGCGTAAAAAAAGCCTACACCTATGCCAATGATCCGCGCTTTGAAGTAGTGGCAAGACGCACACGCTTGCCAATTAAAAAACAAAAACAAAAAAGTCGAGACGGTAAAGATGTCACCGTCTACACATTGGAGATCAAATAATGCCAGCAGCCGTCCCTCTTATACTTGGCGCCGCAGCCTACACCGGCGTCAGTGCCGCAATTGGTGGCGCTTTGGCCACTGCAATTATTGGTAGCACAGTAGGCACTGTTGCCGCAACTGCTATTGGTACTGGGGTACTGGCAGCAGGCATTTCAGCCGCGCAAGGCGCTAGTCTAGGTGATGCTATCAAGCAAGGTGTGTTATCTGGTGCCACCAGCTTTATTGGCGGCACAATTGGTAGCTACATCAGTTCAGGATCGTCAACAGTGGCTGCGGCAATCAGCGAAGATGCGGCATTCATTGCGGCAGATGCCGCACAAATGGCCCAACAAGGTCTAAGTCAAAATCAAATTGCCTACAACCTTGCCGCATCAGGAGTAAACGCAGGCACAGCCCAGGCAGCGTCGGTAGCAGCCACTCTAAATGCTGGACAAAATGCTGGTGAAATCATTGATTCAATTTTGTATTCTATGCCCACTGGCTCAGCAGCCACAGCTCGGAGTTTGTTTGTTGATGCAGGCACCCAAGCACAATATGCCAATCTAGGTATTGAACCTCCTGTTGCTGGTGCCGAACCCACTTACAATTATAGTCAAGATCGCTGGACTTGGCAAGCACCAGATGGCACACTGTACAATCAAGCTGGTCAGGTTCTTGATAGTAACAGTTTACAGCCCATTAGCCCATTGGGATACACAGCTGAAGATCTTATTCCATTGCAGGCTGGGCAAAGTTATGGTTCAGATCCCAGAACTGGATTTCAAACCATTATTGATGAAGCCACGGGCACCAGTTACAATGCTTACAACGGGGATGTTGTGCAGTATGGCACTAACTCACCTGAATACCGTCAAATGAATCCGCATTTGTTTGACACTGGTCCCACATATTCAGAAATGTTGCCGCAGCCAGTTGACACCAACATTGGTACATTTGAGGGTAGACCAGCATTTATCAACCCTCAAAATGGACAAGTAATTGATGCCTATACTGGTGATATTTTGCGAGCTGCCGAAACAGTGACTTATGCGCCTGGTGGTGCCGCAATAGATCAACAATTTGGTTCACCTTATGCTGGCATGGACCGTTTGCCACAGCCTCCTGGCAGTGCTATTGGCACAGGCCCTAACGGTGAACTGGTGTATATTGATCCAGGTACTGCCACACAGATCAACGCCTATACTGGTGAAGTTGTACAACAAGGCGGAGCAAGCATGATGTTTGGCCAAACTGATGTGCCTGGATGGATGCCTGAAGGCACAGTGGCAGTGACCACAGCATCAGGCGCTACAGGCTATCAAATGCCTGGCGACAGTACCATATACAATGCCAATGGCACTGTGTTGCAGGCATCTGCACCTGTTGCACCTGTTGCACCACCAACAGAACTTGCACAAGCACCTGCACCTGCACCACAACCAGTAGCACCTCCACCACAGATTGCATCGCCTGTTTCTACACCCACTGTTCCTAGTTGGATGCCTGAAGGCACAGTGGCAGTTGAAACACCGGCTGGTCCTGGATTCCAAGCACCTGGTGACACAATGATATATGATCAAACTGGTACAATCATTGCTGAAGCACCTGCCACAGCTCCTCCTGTGATCAATCAATTGCCAGGTGACACACCACCACAAATTGCATCACCTGGTGAAATACCACAGCCTCCAGTTCAAGTAGCACAGCCTGCTCCTGTTGCACCTCCGGTCAGCAACTTGCCACCTGCTATGCAGTGGGCACAAGGACAAGCCACACCTTATTACCTTCCAGATGGATCTGTAGTGTATCAAACGCCTTATGGTGTGTACAGTGCAGAAGGTGGATTACAACATCCAAACCCAGACTGGGTCAATTGGCGTGGCGGTATTACTGAAGCTCAGTATGTCGCACAACAAGCGGCAGCAGTGCCTGCACAACCTAGTGGGCCAGTAGATGTGACATCAACAGGTATGAGTGATTCAGCACCTGGCACCATATATCAAGGAGCCAATGGTCCAGAAGTTGTGTTGGATTCGGGTAAAACTGTCAATGTAGCCGAGTATGAATCAGCTATCAATAGTGGACAGCCAGTTTCAATTGATGGACAGTTAACCACTGGTGCGCGACCAGGTGTAAGATACTATGCAGAATCGCCCACACCAGGTAAACTATTTGGTCCTGGTGGACATATCTGGGACAGTGACGCCAATGCCTGGAGAGCCTGGCAAGAGGGTGATCCAACCAGTCTCATGAGTGGCTTTAGATGGGATCCTGTTCGTAACTTGTGGACTACCGAAGGAGTGCCCATAGGTGATGCCGCATCAGCTGGTACACTTACACCAAGTGAAACAGCACCAGGACCCGTGTCAGCCACACCAGGACCAGCAATAAACCCCACACAGCCATTGGAACAAGTGACTGTACCACCAAGTCAAACAGTTGTGCCTCCCACTGCTGAAGTTTCAGCACCTGTAACTGCACCAGTTGCACCACCAGTGACTGAATTGACTGCACCGCCGGTTTCAGCACCTGTAACTGCACCACCAACTTACACACCACCGATTGATGTAGCGCCAATTGAAATAGCACCACCAGTAGCTGAAGTAATTGCACCACCTGTTACACCACCTGTTACTGCACCACCAGTAGCTGAAGTAATTGCACCACCTGTTACTGCACCTGTTACGCCACCTGTTACTGCACCAGTTGCACCACCAGTGGCTGAAGTAATTACACCACCTGTTACACCACCTGTTACGCCACCTGTTACTGCACCGGTTGCACCACCAGTAGCCGAAGTAATTACACCACCTGTTACGCCACCTGTTACTGCACCACCAGTAGCCGAAGTAATTACACCACCTGTTACGCCACCTGTTACTGCACCACCAGTAGCTGAAGTAATTACACCACCTGTTACACCACCTGTTACTGCACCAGTTGCACCACCTGTAGCCGAAGTAATTGCACCACCTGTCACGCCACCTGTAACTTCACCAATTTATACACCCCCTGTGACAGCACCTGGCTCTGGAAATATTGGCAGTGTTATAACAACTCCTCCAGTTATTACACCACCAGTTGATGTAGCTCCAATTGAAATAGCACCTCCAGTGCCTGGACAAGGTACTGCACCAATCTTTACACCACCTGTTGATGTCGCAATACCAGGTATTGGCACTGGTGCAGGCACAGTTGTTGAACCAGTTGGTCCAGGTATTGGCACTGGTACTGCTGGACCAGTTATTCCAGGACCTGACACAAATATTGGCACTGGTGCAGGCACAGTTGTTGAACCAGTTGGTCCAGGTATTGGCACTGGTGCAGGCACAGTTGTTGAACCAGTTGGTCCAGGTATTGGCACTGGTACTGGAATATCACCACCAGTAACTGCACCAGTAACTGCACCAGTAACTGCACCAGTAACTGCACCAGTAACTGCACCAGTAACTGCACCAGTAACTGCACCAGTAACTGCACCAGTAACTGCACCAGTAACTGCACCTGTTGCACCAGAAGTACAACCCCCTCTGCAGACTACTACTCCTCCCACTGGAAACTATGCCGACGCTGGTGGCGCAATAGGCGCTGTGGTAGGCGGTGTTGTAACACAACCACAACCACCAGCCACACGAGCACCATATGGTCCGTTGCCACCAATTAATTGGGGCAGTGTAGATGGTGTGGTCAATCCAGGTTTGAATCCAGGTTGGATACAACCACCTGTGTTTTACAATACCACTAGCCCTGTACAAGGTCGCTACTATTGGGGTCAACACGCCTATCAACCAGGACCCACATTTGATCCCTTGGCTTACAACAATGTGCCAGGCGCTCCAGATCAACCCTGGGGTCTGCAACAAATGTACACACCATTGAATATCGAGCAGTATTTGCGATCTATCAATGCACCTGGCTACACACCAATTGCAGGTCCAGTAGCACCAAGAATGTAAAGGAAATAAAATTATGGCAATAAATGACATGCTATCAATGCCTGCATACACAGACGAAATGTTTCAACAAGGTCAAACTTCTATAATACCTGGGCAAAGTTTGTTTCAACCTAGTCAGTTATCATTACCTGGCCCTATGGACACAGGCACCATGGGCATGATGCAAATGACTCCAGACCAGGCGGCTTATGAAAATTTTTTCAAAGCCAATTACAATCCTACTACGGGATCAGATCAATTGCCAGGTCAATGGGCAGCCATGACATCAGAACAAAAAGCCGCATATAGTCAATCGCAAGCACCAGGTGCTACTGCGCAGATGCCAGCATTGATGACACCGCCTGCACCGTATGGTGGATTGAGCATGCAACAGCCTAGTGCAGTACAACAATTGAATTCACCAACCCTGGCTGACATTGCTCAAACACAACCATTTGTGCCGCCTACTGCACAGCCAATGCCCATGATTACACAACCACCTGCTACACAACAAGCTGTGGCACAGATACAAGCACCTGTGACCAACATGCCCACAACACCAGTGCCAGTACCACAAGCACCACTTCAAACACAGCAGTTGTTGAGACAAATTGCCGCGCCTGTGATGACTCGTACTGCATTTAGACCACAACAGCCTTCCATGAGCATGCGTGCGCCTGCACCTGTGCAAACTGACAGACTGGCACCTATTAGACAAAGTCTTGCACAACTGCGCCCATTGCGCACACAGCAACCCGCGGTGCAACCTCGACGACCAGCACCCATCAGTCGTGTACAACCAAGATTGTTACCAACACCACCAATGAGTCGTAGATAATCATGCAAAGGATATGGAAAAACATGCTTACGCTAAATATTAAAATACAGGGAGATACACAATGAGTTTTGGAAAAAGTGGTGGAACCACAGTTCAAACACCTGAAATGACACCAGAACAACGGGCTCAGATTCAGGCACAAACAGAATTTTTCACAGGAACTATTGCTCCCACATACAAAGAAGCTGTTCGTGGAGCAACCAGTTTGTACAATCTAGGTGCAGGTGGTGTTACCAATGCCGCACAAAACCTTGCTGGCACAGCTGGACAAGCACAGCGCACCCTGGGCGAAACAGGCGAATCAGCACTGCGCACTGGTGTTACTGGTTTACAAAGTTTGTTTGGTCCTGATTACGAGCGTCAACAACTACAGGCTGCTTTGGCTCCAGCACAGATGCAGTATCAACAAAACTTGGCCAATCAAATGGCACAGTTTGGTGCCGCTGGTAACCTAGGTAGTTCTAGAGCAGCCTTGGCACAACAGGCCTTGGCTGGACAAACACAGTCTCAACAACAACAAGCAGCCGCTCAGATTCTGGGCCAAATTGCACAACAGCGTGCTGGCGTAGGCCAGACCTTGGCTCAATTGGGTCAGGGCGGTATTGGTCAAGCTCTGGGTGCTGCCGGACAACAGGTCACAGCAGCCATGACACCACAGCAGTTGTACAATCAATATTCATCAGTAATTTTTGGTACACCTGCAGCCAGTTATAGTCCAGATTTTCGTGGTACCATTGGTGGTACCACAACCACAAGTGGTTATCAAGCTGGTGTTGGTGGTTCGTATGGCAGTGCGCCTTTTGGCATCAGATAAGGATCACTCATGGCATTTGGACAAATTCAATACCAACCCAACTACATGGCCTATAACCCAGTAGAAACTGAAGAAGAACGCCGTCGTAGACTGGAAGCTGAAGCTGCCAATGCTACGCCTGTGACTCAAACTATCAAGACCAATCCTGTCACTGGTCAACAAGAAATGACTGTTCGTGGTTCAGTGCAAGATCTCAGTGCAGCCAATCCACTTACTCCCACTGTGTTACCAGTCAATCCCATGGAAATGGGACAGGTACCAGAACCTCAACCAGGTGTACAAGTAGCTGGTCCAGCACAGTTGCCTTCAACTCAGGTAAGAACATTGCGTCCACCTGCCCAGGGTGCTGGCGCTGAAGGCACACAAGGTGAAATCAGTCAAATGCCACCAGTGGCGCCAGTTGCACCCACTGTTGTTGCTGATCAACAAGGTCTATATCAAGGTGGTGCTTTTGGTCAAGAACCAGGTATGCGACCATTGCCCAGTCAACTGGCTAGGTATAATTTAGTTCCACAAAGTGAGTCAATCAGAATGGCTGCACCTGCCATGGGCGCAGCTCAACCAGCACCTGCCATGGGCGCAGCTCAACCAGCACCTGCCATGGGCGCAGAATTTGCGCAGGCATTTACTGAAGCAGGCAATGATGCATTGAAACTGTTGACTCTGGGTCGCGATCCGCGTTTCAGCGCTGAACAACAGGCCAAGTTCAATCAAGCCGCACAGGATCAAATGGTGCGGATCCGCACACAACAACGCACTGAAAGAGAAGTGCGAGAAATTTATGAACGAGCCACAGAAACTGGCAATTTTGGTCCTTTGGCCAAAATGTTGCGTGGTTCTGGTGACCAAGGTAGTTTTGCCAAGATGATTTTAATGGGTTACATCAGCCCTGAATTGGCTGGTCGCGAAGCTGAAAAATTAGGTCTCAAAGATACCACTGTGACTGCCATGGTTGGCAATGAACCTGTGGTATTGACCATGCGTGGTAGTCGACCCATTGCAGGCTTCAGTGCCACTACAGGTCAAGAACTTGATCCTAGACAATTGGTTGTTGCTGCCGCAGGTGCACAGCAATTGAAAGGCACCGAAGTTGGTGCTACTGTGTTTGGCGATCCCACTGGCAAGGTGCCAGGAACTTGGATTTTGGAACGCCGTGCAGGCGGTAGTCAATTTAGACAAGTTGGTACCAACAACATTGCCACAGCTGAACAGGCCAATGCTCTGCGTCAAATGGGTGTGCAAGGTACTCTAAGTGACCAGGCTGCTAGAGATGTACAAAAAGCCAATATAGCATTGGCTCAGAATTGGGCTGAATTACAAGCCAAAGTACGAGCCGCTGGTCCTGAAGCAGCCAATCGATATCTTGGCGCTTACAATGCCAAAGAACAAACCAATTATACTCTAGAAGATTTGCAAGGCACAGCACCTCAAATTGACATGCTCAGTGGTCAGTTAATGCCACCAAGAAGAGTTGGTGCACCAGCAGGTGCACAACAACCACCAGCACCACCACCAGCAGGTGCACAACAACCACCAGCACCACCACCAGCAGGTGCACAACAACCACCAGCACCACCACCACCAGCAGGTGCACAACAACCACCAGCACCACCAGCAGGAGCACAACAACAACCAGCACGATATCCCACTACATCAGAGGAAGTTCGAGCTTTTCAAAGAGCCAACGGTTTGACTGTGGATGGCATTATTGGACCTCAAACACAGGCTGCATTGAATCGCGCAGGATTAACTTCACCAGCCGGCGCCAGTGCACCTTTACAAAATCGTGTGCAACAAGCACAAGCTGATGGCCGTGCGCAAACTGGAGGCGCAGGTGGTGGCGTTCCCAGCGGTGGTGGCCTAAGTCCAGGTGCTAGAGATCGGGAGAATGAAATTAGAATGATGGCGGCTAGAGAACGCCTGCAAACTCAAGAAACAGGTCCACGTGAGAATCTTAGACAAAATACTGAGATTGCTACCAGGGAATCTGATAAAGCCGCAAATGCTCGGAGTTTGCTTGATACCACTGATAGAATTACTCGTACTCTTAGCGAAAGACCTGATTTTGCCAACAGTTTACAAAGTCCAGCATTCACTGCATTTGTACAGGCTCAAGGGGGAGATGTACAAAAACGCTTGGAAGAAATATCTAACACGGTTAGGATTAATACTCCGCAAGACAAAACACGATTCCAAGAATTGCTTAATGATCTTAGAAGATTAGAATTGGCTGGTATTACACAAAGTGGATTATCAAGTAGTCAACTAAACACCGAGCGTGAAAGCCAACGAGTGGTTGATGCTTTTGCTACAAGTTTGCGTAATACGCCGCAGGCTGCTATAATTCAAACGCAAATTGCCAAGGCCAATATTCAATATCAACGAGAATTTGCCAAGTATCTTGGCTCAGCTAATCAACAGTTGAGTCCTGCACGAATTCGATCTGACTTTGATGACAAGATTGGAGACAAAATTTATCGTGACTTGATGCCAGTGTTAGAAGCTCTGAGACAAGGTAGGGGTGTAGTTGATTTTAGGAGTAGACCGTAATGGCCAAAGAAATTTATTTGAGTAATGGCACTGTTGCGTTGTTTGATGATAATGCAACAGATGATGAAATTAACAAAAAACTAAAAGATAACGGCCTTACACGAGGTACTGCACCAGCCAGTCCAACAGCCACAGCACCAGCCGGTCCTGCAACTGATTTGCCAGCCAATTCTAGACCTAATTTAGCTGTGCCTCCAGGCATGGGTCCTGTAGCGCCATTTATTGGTAGCGCGGTAAACAGTCTGTTGTTTGGATTGCCAGAAATGGGTGCTAGATCCCTGGGTGCAGGGCCTTTTATTGAATCTGTACGCCGAGACTATCCTGTAGCTACCACAGCTGGTGATGTTGCAGGCATGTTACCTCCATTTAAACGATTGGCTGAGATGGGTCAGCGTGCAGTTGGTTCTATGTTTAAACCAGCTGCTCGTAACCCTGAGGATGTATGGCGTGTGATGCAACAAAGTGATGAAACCAACCGTGCGGCACAAGCGATTGCTCAGGCTGCTGGACCTTATGCACAAATGGCACAACGCGGAGCACAAAGAGTTGGTGGTTTAGGCACAGGCATAATGGGCGCACAAACACAGGCCGCTGCCTTGGGTGCTGCCAGATCACCAGAAAATCCTGGTGCAGGTGCACAGCAAGGTGCTCAAGTGTTTAGGCAAACAGCTATGAACATGCCAGGCACACAATTAATACCTGGTGCACAAAGCACTATTGGTGCTGTAACTGGTGTAGTTCCAGGTGTATTAGGCCTTGGAGCTGCCATGACTGATTATCTAAGTATTAATGATATGATTAGACAAGAAGCCGCTAAACGAGCATTGCAAGGACCAAGATGAACACAGCAGAACAACTAACCCAAATTTTTCGCGATAACTTTGTTGCGTATTTTAGATCACATGTGGCACATGTAAACATCACCGGACGCAACTTCACAGCTGATCATGAATTGCTGGGCGGTATCTACGAAAGTTTGCAAAGTGAAATTGATATCATTGGTGAACTGTTGCGTACTCTGCGTGAATACATGCCCTGTGACATGCAAGAAGTCTTGGACGAAAGCCACATTGACACAGGTGAACTGTCAGGCACAGCTGATTACTATTTGGAAATGGTCATGGAAGACCTAGATCACTTGATTGAAGAATATCGTGAATTGATTGACACTGCCGAAGCAGAAGGTCACCAAGAAATTGCCAACTACGCACAGGATCGCGTGTTGGCATTGGAAAAACAGACCTGGCAGTTGCGTAGCACATTAGAGTAAGTTAAGCCACCAAGACACCATAAAGGACCAGGGTCATTTTGTGGCTTTCTACCCTGGGCATCAACGAATCGGCAGGCGTAGCTTTTGTCGTGTCACTCTAATACAGCCAACACAGTGCTTTCATCTACCACATACTGTTTTGAATTTTCAAAGTTAAACACACCAACTTTTGACCAATCTACCACAATGATGTTGCCCGCCGCAACATCTTCTCGGACTTGTGGTCCCACACTCAAAATTCTTGCTCGTGGCGCTTCTGTTGCTGATTGCAACACAATGCCTCCAGCTGTGGTTGTGCTGGCTTCAATTCTTTCAATTAATATTTTGGTTCCCAATGCTCGTAGTTGTGACATAGTTGTTCCTTTCGGTTAGTCTTTTGTAGGCGTAGCTGCCTCTCACATCGTAGCCCAGCTTACGATGTACGGATAAGAATCCCGCTTGATCTCGTCGCATTGTTGTGGAGCACACCACTGGCACTCCACAATCTTGTGCCCAAGTTTCCCACTGCACAATCATGCCTGTCACAAGGCGTAATCGCTGTCGTACAGGCAGTGACAAGTCCACATGTGCCATTCGCGCACAGATCATCTCCTCATCTGACCATGGCGATCTTTCGCCGCGGATAGCCCATGTATATGCCAAGATGCGCTGAGTTTCGTGTTCTTTAGCAACAGTTAACAGTTCGGTTTGAGGATTGTAAAATTGTTGCACAGTGGCCAGTGTCAAGTTCCTGGCATACACAATGGGATCAGGTGTAAACACCGTATCAATTTCGGTTTCAAAGTGTGTTTGCGCCATGGCCACAATCACAGGCACATCTAGGCCTGTGGTGGGTTGCCAGGTCCACATCATTGGTACTGTCTCCGTACTCGGCGTCCATGTTCTCGGCGTGTGATCAGTTCTACATTGTCCACATGCCAATCACCTTCCATGTCCTGGCGAGCCAGGCACAAACAGTCAGCTGAGCGACCACGCTGATGCCAGTGAGGTAGCCAGATGTCACGCCACTGCGGCCAGGTCAAATGCCAAGCTTCGCCACGACCTCTAGCACTCACACGGTTGTAGCCAAATTGCACATACATTCGGTGGTGCATGGGATCTGGACCCGAGCACCAGGGTACTCCACGATGTTTCTTAGTCATGCACTTACTTATATCTATAAATAATCAACAAAAGGAAATATCATGGGCCGAAAATCATTACCACGCACCCGAGTGCATGACTTAGAAATCAATCAAGACTATTTTCAACGCCATCAAGTGTATGATCCCGAAACAGGA